CGCACCGTCAAGAGACAGAGTTCGACCACAGCGTCGTGGACGACCTCGCAGCCGCCGTCACGTTTCACACCACGCACCCGACGCTCGCGTGGCACCATCACCCGTCGATCCTCGCCGGCTTCGAATATGAAGCCTGCGTGCTCGACAGCAACCCTGAACTGGACAGCGAATGGCTCTGACGTGGACGATGGCGTTCCCGCTCGCGGTCGCTGTGCTCGAACTCGGCGCAGCCGTCGTGTATGCCGTCAACGGCAAGTGGTGGCTGGCGCTGGCGTGGTTCGCGTATGCCATCGCCTGCGTCGGACTTGCGAAGGCTGGTGGTTGATGACCGAGTACAATCCGTGGCCGGCGTTGCTTGTCCTCGCGGCCATGCTGTTGGCGTTAGCGTTCGCTGGAGCGTGACCCATGATGTCCCACGACCGCGCGCATCTCCAACTCGCTGAGCTCGGCATCTTTGTCCACGGGGTATTGACCGGACTGCACGTGCTCGGTATCGTCTACAACTGGCGCCGTCGCAACTGGACAGACGTGGCCGCCCATTCAGCAGCAGCCGCCTACGATTCGTGGGCGGTCCACAAACACATCAAGCAGGTGCGTGACTTGCATGGCTGATACGCCGTTCATCGCCAAAGCCTACATTGACGCAGGCTGGGCCGTGGTCCCACTCGTCAAGGGCGAGAAGCGCGCGTCATCGTCCTGGCAAAAGAAAATCTACACGCCAAAAGATTTCGGCGTCGATGACGGCATCGCTGGCAAGTGTGGTGAGCCCTCTGGCTGGCGCGTCGATGTGGACTTGGACTCGACAGAGGCCGTGGCTGCGGCCAAGATCCTCTTGCCCAACACTGGACTCATTCACGGTCGACCCGGCAAGCCTGACTCCCATTATTGGTTTTTGTGCGACGGCATCAAGACGAGCCAGTTCACAGACATCAAGGACAGCAGCGGCAAGCACGGGATGTTGGTCGAGGTGCGGTCATCGGGTGGTTACACGGCCCTCCCACCCAGCGGTCATCCATCGGGTGACGTCCTTGCGTGGACGATTGAACGAGACCCCCTGCGGATCACACCCGAGGATCTCTACGCCTCTGTGCGGACTGTGGCGATCACGGCCTTGCTGGCACGACACTGGCCCGGGTCCGGTGCGCGGCATGCGATGGTTGGGCATCTGGCGGGCTTTCTGTTGCAGGCCGGGCTCAAGGGCCTGATGGTCGAGACGATCATTAGAACGGCTGCGACACTCGCGGGCGACCAGGACCTCAATGACCGTCTGACGCTCACCCGCACGACGATTGGTAAATTCACAGCCGGCGAGAACGTCACGGGCGGACCCAAGCTCACTGAGCAGATCGGCGATGAACTCGTCAATCGCATGCGGGCGTGGCTGAAGCTCAAGGACGAAGATGCCATCGAGGCGATGAACACAAAGCATTTCGTGGTCACGATGGGCAAGGACTGCGTGATCGGTCGCGAGGACATGCCCGGCGGTGTCATCTTCCAACAGACACGGGCACTCTACACCGAATACGCGAATGTCAAGATCGCCGTCGGCGAGGACAAGAAGGGCAACCAAGAGTTCAAGCCGCTGTTCCAAGAGTGGCTCGAGCACAAGTCCCGGCGCAAGTATCGCGAGGTCGTCTTTGAACCACCGCCGTTGGTCAGTGATGCTCAAGACTACAACCTCTGGAAAGGGTTTGCACTCGAGCCCAAGGCCGGCGACTGTCAGCGGTTCCTCGATCATCTGTTCACGATCATCTGTAGCGGCGACGGCGAGAATTTCCTCTACCTGACGAACCTGTTGGCTCAGTTGGTGCAGCAGCCGGGCATCCCGAGTGGCATTGCGACGGCGTTACGGGGTGAACCCGGCACGGGCAAGAGTCACTTCGTCCAATCCCTCATGGATATGTTCGGGCATCGGCATACGGCCCACCTCGACAAGGTCGAACAGATCACGGGCAAGTTCAACAGCGCCCTATCGGGTAAAGTCCTCGTCTTTGCAGACGAGGCGTTATTCGCGGGTGACAAGCGCGACAGCGGCGCACTCAAACGCTTGATCACAGAGCGCACGCTCTTGATTGAGCGCAAGGGTTTCGATTCGATTCACGAGCGCAATTGCGTCCACTTGTTCATGGCGACGAACCACGCACGGTCGTTCCCGTCGATGATGAAGGAACGGCGACTGTTCGCCCTCGAGGTGAGCAACGCCAAGATTCAGGATGCCAAGTATTTTGGCGAACTGGTCGAGTACTTGAAGGCGGGTGGACTGGCTGCGTTTTTGGCTTGGTTGCTCGAGCAACCCGTGGACATGACGTTGTTGAGGCAAGCCCCGAAGAATGCTGAACTGCTCCAGCAGCAAGACGAATCACTTGAGCCGCACATGGAGTGGTGGAAAGAGTGCCTAGAGTCTGGCCGCATTGGACAATTGGGTTGGCCCGATTCGACGTGGACGCCGGTCGATGTCGTGTTCGAGGTGTATCGGTCGTGGATGGGATTGAACCAACACAAGTGGCTGCTCGGGCAGGCGTCATTTGGGATGAGGATGAAAGGACTCCTGTTCACCGGTTTGACTAAGACAGCCAAGATCAATGGAGAACACAGGCGGTGCGGAATGGTTCTGAAACTCAAGGATGCCCGCGATGCCTTCGATGCCCGAACTGGGCTGGCTAGAGCATGGGACGACCTCGAGGTCGAGACACTGCCTCAGTTCTAGAACCTGCCCAAGTCGTTACGGTCGTTACCAAGTCGTTACCCTCAAAGTTCATTTAGGATCAACAACATACAGTGACCGGTAACGACTGTAACGACTTAACGACTATATCAACCTCGCATGATCAGAAAAAGCCGTAGCCCAAATCATTACACCGATTTGGTGTTTTTTTTTCAAGGTCGTTACCAGCACTTTCGATCAATAGAACCGGACTGGTAACGAGTAACGACCGCTTTCCGAATCGACGGTCAGACGAACAGCGAGCGAACCGCTCAGCGGCGTTCTCTACCTCGAGAAAGGGCTGAAGCGCCACAATGCCCTAGGACGAATCGACGGCCAAACATCACAACAGACATGACCCTATGACGAGCACCGGCTGAGAATCGAACCTCGCGACGTCCCACGGCACTTTCACCCTTGACTGCGACCGGACATCACGCGCACACTGGACCCATCATGAAATGCGGCGACCCGAACAATCCCAGCGGACCCGGACACAAGGCAAACGGGGATCTCTGCAACGCGACAGTCGTCCAGGGAACCTTCAGGTGCTACCTCCACGGTGGCGCCTCACCCACGGCCAAGTTCAAAGCCGAAACGGCGATGGCCCTACTTCGCATGCCGGCCATCGAAGCCCTGCACCGCATCCTCGCTCAGTGGGAGGGCAACACCTGCGCCACCTGTGGATTCCCCAGCGGTGACACGGACGAGCGCCGGCTCATCGTGAGGACTTGCCAGACCGTGCTCGACCGTTGCGGTATGGGCCCGCATGCCACGTTCGAGGTCAAGCAGAGCGATGGCGACTTCGATCCCAAGCTCTTGACGGGCGACGAACGGTCACGTATGATTGGCTTGCTCGCACAGTTGCGTGAGATCAAGTCAGATGTTCGCGCTCGGTTGAACCAGCAGGCGTTTGGGGCTGCGCCCACCGAGCAGACCACCATTCAGTAACGACGATCTGGCTTTGGCCAGGAGAGGAGAGCTCATGACGAACCTTTAGGAGGTGACTCATGAACAAGGCCGACCGCAAGATCAAGAATCAAGCGATGGCCGCCCAGCCGTTTGAGCTGGGCATCGAACGACGAACCGGACGCCGCCCCGTATGCACTCGGCTCTACAACGCTGACATGCTCAAGGAAGGCTACTCGGCTCATCGTTGCAACGCGAAAGCGTAACAGACATCCCTACCTGGCCACTGCGCCGTTTAAGGGAATGGTCAGCCGGACCTGAGGAATCGAACACGGCAACTGCGAAGGGCGCTCACGGGATCGGAAACGATTCCACGGGCGCCCTTTCTTTTTCTCGACGCGAAGGAGAACACGACCGCATGACCTAACCATTCATGAACCAGCTCGCCACGCTCACGACTGACGAGGAACTCTTGATCGGGTCAGCAGACTCGACGGGCCTCGATCTCTTTTTCGAGCGGCAGCATCTCGAGCAGTCCCTGTATGCCTATGTGCAAGCTGCATGGGCACAGGTCGAACCCTCCCAGACGTTCATACCCAACTGGCACATTGAGGAACTCTGTCGCGTCCTCGAGGACGTGTACTACGCTCGCATCAAGCGGGTCGTGATCAATGTTCCACCGGGCACTCTCAAGTCCCTACTCATTGAAGTGTTTTTCCCCACGTGGGTGTGGGCCAAGAAGGCGAACAAGCGTTTTCTGACCGCGTCCTATGGCCAGCATCTCACGACCCGAGACAACCTGCGGGCGCGGCAGATCATCGAGTCCCCGTGGTTTCAAGATCGCTGGCCCGTGAAGCTGCTCGAGGACCAGAACACCAAGACCCGATACAACACTCATGAGAATGGCTGGCGCATCGCGTCTTCTGTGAACGGGCAGGGCATCGGCGAGCATCCAGACTTCATCATCATTGACGACCCGACGACCGCCCCGCAAGCCGAGTCTGACGCCGAACGAACCACGGTTAACGATTGGTTCGACCGGACGATTAGCACCCGCCTCGGGCGCAACCCGGCGATCATCGTCGTGATGCAGCGCTTGCACGAAGATGATCTGAGTGGGCATCTGCTCAAGCGTGGTGGGTGGGAACACATTTGCTGGCCCATGGAATATGAGGCCACGCGACCCGCAACACAGGACACCGCCGCACGCGCGAGTGATCCCCGTGACCAGCGCACGGTCGATGGTGAGCTCTTGTTCCCAGCCCTATTCCCTGTCGAGAAAGTCACGCAGCTCAAGCTCGACCTCGGACCGTATGGCACAGCGGGCCAGTTGCAGCAGCGACCCGCGCCTGAGGGCGGCGGTCAGTTCAAGCGCGAATGGTTCGCAGGGAAATTCGTGGACGCGGCACCCAAGTACATTCGCGTGGCCCGTGGCTGGGACACAGCAGGCACGGAAAAGGGTGGGGACTACACGGTCGGCTGCAAGATGGGAGAAGAACTCGAGCTGCTCGCCGATCCGAAGGACGCGCGGTTCACGTCCCTCAAGCCGACGGGTCGCTTCTACATCCTCGACATTCAACGTGATCAACTGAGCCCGGATGGTGTGGACAAGCTGATGCGTGCGACGGCTGAACTTGATGGCAAAGAGTGCGCCCAGCGCGAGGAAAAAGAAGGTGGGGCATCGGGCGTGGCTGTCGTGATGGCCCGGGCCAAGCTGCTCAAGGGCTTCGACTACCAGGCTGTGAACCTCGGCGCCAACAAGGTCGTGCGTGCCAAGCCATTCCGGTCGCAGTGTGAGGCAGGCAATGTCTTTTTGGTTCGCGGCCCGTGGAACGGTCCCTTCATTCAAGAGCTGACGCTCTTCCCGATGGGTAATCACGATGACCAAGTGGACGGCGCCAGTTGCGCGTTTAACTCGGTGCTCCTCATCGATCCCAAACCGAAACAGAGTGCTGTCTGGGGTACCCGACGATGAAACGACGATACAAGTTCTTGGTGCTGGGCTTCCTGTGCGGTGTACTCGGGATGCTGCTGATGAACCACTGGTACCAGCTCGACGGTCGAGTCCAGCACATTGAGCAGTTCCTCGAATCTGTGACCCGAGGCTAAGGGCCATGCGTGAACCCGATCCCGCGCGCGTGCAAGCGCTCGTCGTGGCCGCGTTCGCGGGCATGAACCCGATCCCGCGCGCGTGCAAGCGCTCGTCGTGGCCGCGTTCGCGGGCATGAACCCGTTGCTCGTTGGTGACGGATGCTCTGACGAGAACGAAGTGTTCAGCGCCTGCTTCACGATGGCGGCCCGAGCCATTCGCGTCTCACTCGACGGCGGTGCGAATCGCGAGAAGGTCACGGGTGCAGTGCAGCACTTGCTCATGATGTGCGCTGACGACACCAAAGGGAAGATTCAATGAACTTCAAGGCACTCGAAACGTTGGCGACCTCGCTCGTTGCACGGGCACGCTTCGCCAACGTCGCAGGCAAGACGTTCGGCGGCGACCGCGACTTGTATGAAGCGCTTGGGTACGCGCGTGTGCTCAATCCGGCCGACTACCGAGCGCGATTCAAGCGCAACGCCATCGCTGGTCGAGTGGTCGAGAGCAAGCCTGAGGATACCTGGCGCGGCGGGGCTGAGCTCATCGAGGATGACGACGTAACCACGGACACCCCGTTCGAGACTGCGTTCGAGGAGTTGAACCAGCGACTCAAGATTTGGCCGACGTTCAAGCGGGCCGACACACTCGCGGGCATCGGGCATTATTCGATCATCCTGTTGGTGGCACCCGGTGCACTTGACACCCCACTTGAAAGTTGCACACCAGAGGCACTGGTGCAGTTGTCTATTTTCGCTGAGGAAGATGCGACGGTCGCCGAGTGGGACATCGACGCGAACAGCGCACGCTTCGGGCTGCCGATCTTTTACAACGTCAAGCGCACCTCGATGACTTCGCGCACTTCGATCAACAGCTCGAACATCGCCAAGAAAGTTCACTACTCGAGGGTGCAGCACATTGCCGATGGGTTGCTCGATGACCGCGTGTTCGGCACACCCCGCCTCGAGCGCATCTGGAACTTGATTGACGATCTTGAGAAGGTCACGGGCGGTGGCGCAGAAGCCTTCTGGAAACGCGCAGACCAGGGCACGCAGTTCGACCTCGACCCAACGGTCAATCTCGAACCCGCTGAGATCGCCGCGCTCGAAGCTGAGGTCGATGAGTACAACCACGGGCTCAAGCGCATTCTGAGAACCCGCGGCATGAAGATCAATTCGCTCGGGTCTGACGTGGCCAACTTCTCTGGGTCGGTCGATTCGATCATCGCGCAAATCTCCGCGGGCACGGGCATCCCGCAGCGGGTGCTCATGGGCAGCGAACAAGGGCGCATGGCGGCTGACCAGGACAGCGTCAAGTATTACCGCATGATCGAATCCCGTCGGGCAGACTTCGCTGACCCACAGGTGGTGCGTCCGTTTATCGACCGACTCATTGAGCTCGGTGTGCTGCCCGAACCCCCGAAGGGCTACGACATTCGGTGGTCACAGATTAAGACGATGGACGATGACGAGAAGGCGACGCTCGCTGGGAAGTGGGTCGCGCTGAATCAGGGCGGGAACATCGTCGTCCTGCCGAACGAGATTCGTGAACAGTGTCTCGGCCTTGAGCCGCTGACATCAGAGGAACTCGATTCACCGACAACTGATGAAGACGTGGTCGTGGCTGAGCGCGTCATGCGCGCGGCGATGGCTGAATGGCATGAGCCCGAGGCATCGGCCCAGCCGATCAACATTACGGTCCAGATGCCACGCACAGGTAACAAGAAAGTGATTCGTGACGCGCATGGCGTGGTGGTCGGGCTCGAGCATGAGGAGACGCCCTCATGATCACGTGGTCGAGGCTCGCCATCAATCGACAGGTGGACGCCGTGGCCTCGATGCTCGACGGCGGGTATCTGACCATTTACGGGCAGGATGACCAGGTGTCATTGGCGCAACTGCGTCTGGCCTCGCCCGCGTTCGCGTCTGCCGTGGACGGGGTCGCGGTGGCGCACCCGATGACCCCAGAGACCGATGGCCGTGCGGGCGACGCGCACTCGTATCGGTTGACGGATGCGCTGGGCCCACGACCCGCACGCAAGCAGGTTCCGTATTGGGACCGGATCCCGATTACTGCGCGCGGTGATCTCCGGGTCCCGGCGATCATCAGCGATAGTCGCGGTCGGGTGATTGCACCACAGGTCGTCACAGGTCGAGGACATCTCCGGGTCCCGGCGATCTCTGTGACAGCTTGGTCCCGTGGGACGGCTGATGACGAGTTGCTGATGCTGATGTGGCTCGACGAGGAGGCGGCATGAACATCGTGCGGGTCGCACGTCTGCTGGCGATGATGATCACGGTGGCGGTCAAGGACCGACGGTGGAAGGCGATTCATCAGGTCGCGGATCGCGCGCGCCCGCGCATGAAGAAAGTCATGCTCGCAGCGTTCAAGGCGGGACGGTCAACCATCGACCGGGACGACCTCGAGACAGCCCTTGAACTCAAGGACGAAGTCGGTGTGCTCTCGATCATGGCGACCGCGATCACGGCGTTTGAGAATCACGCGCGCTTTCCGTTGCGCGATATCCTGTTCGAGACCATGGCCGCGAGCGGGCATGCTGCGGCAAAGATGTTGCGTTCGCAGTTGTTGCGGGCAGCGGCTGACGGGCCGACCATCAAAGGCTGGGCGTTCGACGTGACGAACCCTCGAGCCACCGAGTGGGCTCGCGCGCATGCCCTTGAGCTCATCGACACGATGAAGAAGTCTGACCGCGAAGCGATCCGCGATCTGATTGAGGCGGCTTTCGAAGACCAGTTCGACGTGGACGAACTTGCTGACCGGATCACGGATGTGATCGGGAACGCTGATCGCGCGGAAGTGATCGCCCGCACTGAGACGATGCGCGCCAGCAACCAAGGTCAGATCGAAGCGTGGGACCAAGCACTCGAAGCCGGGCTCATCACCGGCGAGGAAAAGAAAGAGTGGATCGTGACACCCGATGATCGGCTGTGCCCCATCTGCGAACCGCTCGACGGCAAGACCGTCGCGCTGAGCGAGGGCTTCGACGTAGACGGCGACGAGATCGACGGACCACCAGCGCACCCAAATTGTCGTTGCACCATCGGGTTGAGTCTATAAATGGCTGACAAGCGCATCTCAGAACTTGATCCGATTACGACGCCGGTCTCGACGGACGAGTTCCCGGTGGTCAATGGTGGGACTACGAAGCGCGTCACGCTGGCGAATGCTGTCGCAGCGGTGTTGGTCAACCTTGTGACTGGGGTGACCGGTCGATTGCCGTTTGCGAATCTTGCGCAAGGGTCCGCACTCTCTGTGCTAGGCATCACGGGCAACGCGACCGCAGACCATGCGTCCATCGTCGCAGCCGCCGACAATCAAGTGCTTCGCCGGTCAGGCACAGCGGTGGCGTTTGGGGCGGTCGCGGATGCGTCTCTGAGTTCGAATGTCCCACTCAAGAACGGGACCAATGCGTTCACCGGCGCCAACAGCTTCGCGACGAACCCCCTGGACTTACTCGTGGGGCAGCTCAAATTTCCCGCTACGCAGAACGCATCGTCCGACGCCAACACGTTGGACGATGTTGAAAAGGGGACGTGGACGCCCGTCTTGACCTTTGCCACCCCTGGAAATTTAAGTGTGGTCTATTCTGTCCAATATGGGGCGTATACGAAAATCGGTAATCTCGTGATGCTGCATTTTAATATTGCTACATCCACCTTTACCCATACGACGGCGAGTGGGAACGCCCAAATTACAGGACTCCCCTTCACGTCTCTTGATACCGCAGGACAGTCTCACTATATTGGGAGCCCGATGCATTTCGGGGGGATTACAAAAGCCAGCTATACACAGTTTGCTCCGCTGCTTCCAGAAAATTCCGCCACACTCTTGTTGAGCGCCACGGGGTCAGGGGTTGCTGCGGCAGCCGTGCAAGCCGCCGATATGCCCACGGGCGGAACCGTGGAGATCGATTCAGTGGTCCTGTATCGTGTGTAGGCGCGGCGATTACGAGGCAAAGATATGATTACAGAACGACAGACCGTGGGAAAAATCGACGTGCTCGAAGACGGGCAGCTGCAAGTGCGTGAAGATACCATTTTTGAGCGCGACGGTGTGGAGATTCACCGCACCTATCATCGGCGTGTCGTGGCGCCCGGCGACGCCCTCGCGCCCACAGAATCTCCGCGCGTGCAAGCGATTGCTGGGTTGCTCTGGGCGCCACAAGTGGTGACCGCCTATCAGCTCAAACGCGCAGCGGCCTTTGCGGCCATTGGACTCACATGATCTCAGCTCACGGCACACTGGTCTACGTAAACGGGATCGCGGTCAATGAGCTGGGCGACACCACGCCGCCCTCGCTCATTCGTGACGCCATCGAAGATACGCGGCACATAGCCGCCGATGATGCCTACGAACCCGGCCGTCCACGGTATGGCGACCTCATGTTCGAGGTGGGCTACCTCGCGACGGTGATGGAGACGTTGCTCGACGCGTGGGCGAACGACGACCGGATCGCCGTGCGCGTGGAGTTTCCTGACGGGAGCGAATGGTCGTTCGATGGGTTCGTGATCGAGATTGCCCCGCGTGCGCCGGTCGATGACAAGCTGACCGCGAGCGTGGTGATTCGACCGACGGGCGTCGTGTTATTCGACCCACAGATTCTCTTGCAGGAAGACGGCTTCAATATCTTGCAGGAAAACGGTTCGCGTTTGATTTGGAGTTGAGACCATGCGATACATCACGTTGAAAGCCGAACAGCACGGCGACTCGCGGATTGAAACCTACCTCGGGAGAGAGTGGGTTGTCGTTCCGGTGGTCGCATTGGTCGAGGGTGTCATCCATGCGATGAACGCCAAGAGTCCGGAGTTCGTGCCAGCTTCGGCCTACAGCAAGGCACCTATCTCGTGGAACGGTCGGCCGGTGTTTGTTGGTCACCCGATGCGAAATGGTGAGGCGGTCTCTGGTAACACGCCGGAGATTCTCGAGGCTGAGTGCTTCGGTGCCGTCTTCAACGCGACGCTGAAGAAGGGCAAGCTCGTGATGGAAGCGTGGCTCGACACGAGCCGGGCCGATGTTGTGCCCGAGGGTCGTGACTTGCTTGAGCGGATCGCTGAGAAGGAGCCCATCGAGATTTCGGTTGGCGCATTCGTGGAGACCAACGACACAGAGGGCGAGTACAATGGCAAAGCCTATGTGGGCGAATGGCTTACCATGATGCCCGATCATCTCGCACTTCTGCGAGAAGACGAGCTGGGCGCGTGCAGCATTGACATGGGATGCGGCGTGCGCGCCGCGAAAGGTGGATCGATGGCCAAGACGAAAGACGCGACACACGGCGGGTTGTTCGCTCGCATCATGGAAGCGTTTCGACCCGCGCAGGACGCCGACGAGATGAGCGACAACGACCTGCGTCGGAAGCTCTATGATGCGCTGAAACCCTTCGACGGGTGGGTCGAAGCGATCTACATGGAGCAGAGCGAGTTCGTGTATTGCGCCTACGGGCCCGACATGAAGTATTACAGACGCGGCTACACCTTGGCGAAGGATGGCAAGGTCTCGCTGAACGGCGAGGCCGTGTTGGTCGAGCCCACCCTCGTGTACGAACCGCTGGTCGCTGCGAAAACAGCACCGGCACCACTCGCGGCCGCGTGCTCGTGTCAGCACGCAGTCGTTCCACCCGTCGCCGTAGCGGCGACACTCAAGACGGAGGCAGAAATGAAGCGAGAAGATGTACTCAAGCTGATCGAGACTGCGACAGACGAGCAGCTCGAAGCGGTCGGCAAGGCGTTCGCGCCCGCGGCCGAAGTGATCGTCCCAGCCACGCCGGTCGTGGTCGACGTTCCGGCAGTCGCGGCGAAAGCCAAGACGTTCGCGGAGCTCGTCGCCGAAGCGTCACCGGACGTTCGGGACGCGATCAACGAAGGCGCGCGTATCGGTCGCGAGAAGAAGAACGCGACCATCGCCACGCTCAAGGCGTCGGGTCGCTGCGATCTGACCGACGACCAGCTCAAGGTGATGACGCAGGCTGACCTCGACAAGCTGGTCAAGCTCGCCAACGTCACGGTCGAGGCTGTCGACTTCAGCGCCGCGGGCGTCGTGAAGACCGAGCAGCCGAAGGACGTGGCTCCCCCGGCCAGCCTGATCGACGCGCTCAAGGCGGCCAAGAAGTAACAACCTGCGAGGGCGCAGAACAAGAAAGGAAATAGGAGATGGCAAACAGCAACGCGATCTCCGCGCAGGGCACGCTGATTTACCGAGAGGGCGTCGCAATCGCCGAGCTTCGGGACATCACGCCTCCGCCTCTGACGCGGAATCCGATCGAGACGACGATGCACAACTCGCTGGACGACAGCTACGTTGTGGGCATTCGTCGCAAGGGCGAGCTCACGTTCGAGCTGGGCTTCCTCGGATCAGGAGAAACCACGCACAACAACACGACGGGTCTGATCAAAGCGTGGTCAGACGGCACGAAGAACCTGTACCAGATCGCGTTCCCAGATGGGTCGAACTGGTACTTCTCCGGGTTCGTCACGAACTTCGCACCGAGTTCGCCGGTCGATGACGGACAGACGGCGTCGGTCAGCATTCGTCCGAGCGGCGGGCACATCATCACGCCGTAATCACTACGGCATTTCAACAGGGAGAGCACGGACATGGCAAACAAGAGAGCAGTGGTTGTGATGGGTTATCCCGTCTACAACGAAGAGGGCACGGCGCAGGCCGCGATCAAGCCCGGTTACCTCGTGACCGGAACGGCCTCACTCGTCGTCAACGCCGTGGCGGGCGCGAACGTCGCGCGTGCAGTCGCGTGCGAGCGCGACGAACTGGGCGCAGGGATCGACAACACGTATCAGGGCTCGAGCACGATCTCGGCGTTCTATGCGTCCGGCGACGTGGTCAAGGTCGCCGTCGGTTCTCCGGGCGTGCGATTCACGATGTTCCTCGCGTCGGGCTACGTTGTGGCGGCAGACGGCAAGCTGCAAGCGCACTCCGACGGGTCGCTCCGTCCGGTCGAAGCTTCGCAGACCACGCTGTTCCGGGCCATCGACGCCGTCTCGGCGCAGGCGCTGGTGCCCACGGCGATTCGCGTCGAGGTCATGTAACACCTCCGAGGTGCCCGACTGTCGGGCACACGGACTCAACTTCAGAACTGGAGAACGAAGATGGAGAACACGAACGCAGGGGCCGTTGCCATGGGCAACGCCCTCTTCCAGAGCGGTGGCCGGTGGGCTACACAGCAGCTCAAGGCTGCGGCGCTCACGGGCAAGGCGCTGTCGGCGTCCTGCCTCAGAACCCTCGATACGCTGCGCCACGAAGAGTGGAAATTCTTCGATGACGCGCTGATCGCGGAAGCGGTGATTCGACTCGTCGGTGTGGCCGACCTCATTCAGGCTGGACTCGTCCGGCCCGTGCCGAACGCGCTCGGCAAGTCGGTGTTCGGGTACGAAAAGGTGACGGATATGGATCCGGCCACGACCTCCCTCGATGGTCTCGCTCGCACGAGCAACGACCGACAGGAGTTCTCGCTGAGCCAGCTCCCGCTGCCGATCACGCACAAGGACTTCTTCATCAACCTGCGGACGCTCGCGGCGTCGAGGGCCAGTGGAGAACCGCTCGACACGACCCAGGTTCGGACAGCCGGACGAGTCGTGGCAGAACAGCTCGAGAAGATGCTGTTCCAGGGTGGGCCGACGTTCGGCGGGCTGCCGATCTACGGCTACACCACACACCCCAACCGCAACACCTCAGGCTTCGGCACGGGCGGTGACTGGGGCCAGGCGGCGAAGACCGGCGAGCAGATCCTGACCGATACGCTTACCCTGATGACCGGGCTTCAGGCGGATCGGATGTATGGTCCCTACTGGATCTACGTCCCGACGGACGCGGGCGTCAAGCTCGAAGGCGACTTCAAGGCGAACGTCTCGCAGACGATTCGTCAGCGTCTCGAGTCGATCACGGGCATCCTCGGCGTGCGAGTCGCCGACCAGCTCCCCAGCTCCAGCGTGCTGATGGTTCAGGCCACTCAGGACGTGACGGCGTGGGTCCAGGGCGAGAACCTTCAGACGGTTCAGTGGGACGAGTACGGCGGGTTCCAGGTGAACTTCAAGGCGTTCGCCATCGGCGTGCCGCTCGTGCGCGCTGACGTGCAGGGTCGTTCGGGCGTGTATCACATGTCCGACTAATCGTCTGGCGGGCGAGGTCTTCGGGCTTCGCCCGCCACCGTTTTCATAGGGTGTTTCATGTTGTACAAGTACATCGGCACCAAGCATCTTGTCGCAGGCAAGGCGCTCGTGATCGGTGCGTTGGTTGAGTTGACCGAGCGTCAGTTCCACAATCTCCGAGACAAGTTCGTTCCAGTCGGCGAAGAGGCCCCGGCGAGCCCGTCGTTCAAGCCCGCGGAGTTCCGTGTCCTCGACGTTGACAGGGCTTCAGCCGAGGCGGCCAAGACCAAGGCCGAGACGGATTACCTTGACCAGCTCGCGAAGCAGCAGGAGTCCGACGAGGAAGCCAAGATCATGGCTGAACTCAAGGCCGAAGCCGAGAGGGTCGCGGCTGAAGCCGAGAAGTAAGACATCAAGTCGTGGGGTTAACGTGACCCCACGCACCTTTACAGGAGCAGACTAATGGCACTTGTGACCACGCCCGGCCTTGCGACCGCAGACAGCTATGCGACCCTGGTCGAAGCCAACACCTACCACACAGACCGCCGTTACCCGGCGTTGAGTGTGTGGGCTGCCGCGACAGACCCGACGAAGGAAGCGGCGCTTCGCAGTGCAGCCATTCTGCTCGACCGCATGTTCGATTGGACGGGCGGCCCTGTAGACGACGTTCAGCTTCGCGCATGGCCGCGCACGGGCATGTATACGAGGAACGGCTTCGCGATTGCCACCAGCGGGGCTACCTCGATTGTCATCGACCTCAAAGAAGCCCAAGCAGAGTTTGCTGGGCAGCTCGCGCAGGCGGATCGCTTGTCTGACAACGAAGCGGCGAAGCTCGGCATCTCCTCGGTGAGAGCTGGGTCGGTCGCCGTGACGTTCAAGGACGTGGACACGTCAAGCTCTGAATCGCTCGACAACCAACTGCGCCTCATGGGCAGCGAGCTCGCGTATCTTCACAAGCTCGTACCCGACGCAGTGCGGTTCCTGCTCGTGCCCTCGTGGTACACCGAGCACACCATCATCCGACCATTCATGTTCGGAGCCATGTAATGAGCATTCTCAGCGTTGGCATCGGCATCGCAGATGCGGTCACGAAGTCCCTGGGTTTCCAAGGCACGATCACGCATCAAGCGTGGACCGGACAGGATGGCCACGGGGCCTCGACCTATGCGGCTGTTGTGAGCCACAAGGCGGTCATTGATCTAACCCGCAAACATCGGCCAACCGGGTCCGGGAAAATGGTGACCGTGATCGCGACCATCACGATTCTGGAACGTGTCGCAGACACAACTCCGTTGGCGGGACAAACGCGGTATCAACCCATTGACGTTCGTGATATCATCACGCTTCCTGATGGCACGACCGGTCCCATCCTCAGCGGACCGAGCGCCGTCCTCGACCCGGATACCAATCGTGGGTTCTTCAACAGCATTGAGCTTGGAGACCTGAGAGACCAATAAATGATCCCTGTGAGCCAGCCGTGCCTCGGGTTTCTTGAACGCTTGCTTGTCAACGATTGTCTCGATCGCGGGTGGCTCACGTATGGCCCAATGGTCCAGCGGTTTGAGCGCGAACTCGCTGAGCGGTTACATGTGCGGCATGCCCTTGCCACATCCAACGGCACCACGGCGCTCCACGTTGCGCTCGTCGCAGCGGGCATCGGACCCGGCGATGAGGTGCTCGTCCCGAACCTGACGTTCGTGGCGACCGCCAACGCGGTGTTCTACACAGGGTCACGGCCGGTGCTGGTCGACGTTGACCCGGTCACGTGGTGCATGAGTCCGACAGATGCGGCCTGTAAAATCACACCGCGAACCAAAGCCATCCTGCCAGTTCATCTCTACGGGGTTCCGTGCGACATGCGCGGACTCCAGGAACTCGCAGACATTCACAAATTGCTCATCATCGAGGATGCTGCTGAGGGTCTCGGCGGCGACCACGACGGGCTGCCGCTCGGCACGCTCGGCCACGCGGGCATCTTCAGTTTCTTCGGTAACAAAATTCTCACCACAGGGGAAGGAGGCGCGGTCGTCACGAATGACGACAAGCTCGCCGAGCGGGTGTACCTGCTTCGTGGGCAAGCCGTGGATCCAGCCCGCCGCTACTATCACCCAGAGATTGGGTTCAACTATCGGATGACCGATCTTCAAGCGGCAGTGGGCATCGGTCAGCTCTCCCACCTCGACCAGATGCTCGCTCGACGGCGGGATATTTTCCGGTTGTACCAGGAGCGATTGTGTTACTATGGTTCTGCGTCGTGCACCCGTCCGGGTGTGGCGCCGTGGCTCTATACCCTTCTGCTTCACACCAGCGCAAGACGTGACGACCTGATGACGTGGCTCTCGGGTCAGGGCATCGAGACGCGCCCGGCATTCGTGCCGCTGTCGCGTTTGCCGATGTATCGCCAGGCCGATTCATTGTTCCCGGTGTCATGCCATATCGGTGACAACGGGATCAGCCTGCCGACATTTCCTGACCTGTCATTCGAGGACGTTGATCGCATTTGTGATGCGGTCGTCACGCGGCTGGAGACTTCATGAGCGAACAGCACGACCGGCTGGTGCAATTCCTTGAGGACGGCTTGAACCTCGATGAGCTGTTGAACCCGCCAGTGCAACTTCTTGAGCCGTTGATGATCATCGGCGACAAGTCGAAGCTGACCATCGGGCCCGGTTCGCGCATCGACAGCTTCACGAAGATCGAGATCGGCACAAGCACCCACATCGGTCGCGGGGTTCACATCGCGAGTTTTGCCCACCTCGGCATCGGCGGCGGGCACGTGGAGATCGGCGACTACGCGGCTGTCGCGTCGGGCGGCAAACTGATCTCCGGCAGCAATCAAGTCGACGCCGCGAGCATGAGCGCAGTTGCACCTGAACATCTCCAACGTCGTGCGAAGTCCTTCGTGCGATTGAACAATTTCGCAGTCGTGCTCACCAACGCGGTTGTGCTGCCGGGCGTGACGCTTGGCTTCGGTGCGGTCCTCGCCGCGGGCGCGGTCGCAACCAAGGACATTCCGGCGTGGGAAATCTGGGGCGGGGTCCCAGCGAAGTTCATCGCGAAGCGGGTGATCAAGTGAACATTGTTATCGGGTCTGCGTTTCGCAACTGCGCTCGCAATGCGCCGGCCTATTTCGAGCGCGTGCGCGCGTTCGCCGATCTGGTGCCGCAACATCGGGTGAGTGTCAATGCGGTCGAAG